TTAAAGTAATCTTCAACTTCAGCAATTGCTTTTTTATTTGCTGCATCCTTGGCATCTTGAGCAAGTTTCTGAGATTTGGTTAATGGGTCTTTCTCATTAAGTCCTATAGCATCTCGAACCTGCTTATCAAAATAATCACCAAGTATTGCAGTTCCCTTATCTTTAATTATAGAAATTGATGTGTCCTTGACAAAGCCGACAAATTTCTGACCAGCTGTTTTATGCTCTGGCGTAAGGTCTTTTAATTGCTTCTCTAATCGAAGTCTATCGACCTTTGCCTGTAATTCCTGATTACTCATCTCACTAATACTCTTTTGATAAGGCTGCTTGTTTGCACCGGTCTTATTATTGAATGCTATAAGGTGTTTTTTACCAGTAACATTTGTATATTCATTCTGTAAAGCAAGAGCCTTTTTACGACCAGCATAGGTCATATTACCATTACGGTCTCTATACTTCTTATTATTAGTAAGTTCTGTATAGTCGTTCTGGATTCGCAACGCACGCTTCTTTCCAGCCATAGTAAGACTTCCATCTTTATTCTGATATCTTCTTACGCCCCACTTCTGACCTAGGACGCCATGATGGTATAATTCGTTTTCCATTTTGAGCCTCCTACCTTTTATTTGATACGGCAATGTTTAATCGCCATTCAAATTCATCAATTGACCGCTTCATAGAATCCATTACTGAACTGCTAGTCGGCGGGTCAAAAATCATTCTAACCTTCATATAAACATAGGTCTTTACACCTTCTAATGATTTATCTTCGCCAAGAAAATCTGACCATGTTGCTGAATCATCACTTATTGTGAATCCTTCATCTGGACCGACACCAAGCTGATTAAGCACCATAAATACAGAATTGATATGCATAATTATGTCACTATCAAATCCTTTTTCAGATTCATCTATATATAGCAATCCTTTGATTGAATTTAATATACTATCCGTCATATCTCCTCCGTTAATGTCTCCAAGGACATGTGTCATTTATTTTTCGTTCAACTGGATTCTTCATTAATAAATTTTTATCTCCATAGTGAATCGCATCATGAGTCTGTTTAATCGTACATACAAGATTTTCTGGATCAAGTAATTTTCTTGTATGCTGAATTACATCTTCTTTAGTCAAAGGATTAAGATGATGAATAATTATTCGCTCATAAATCTCCCTACCAGAAAAAGCCAAATCACAACCATTATCTCGGATTATCACAAAATCACGTATACGCTGCCATTCTTTAGACTTGTAAAATTCCTGATTTAGATATCTATCAAATCCAAATGTTGCATCACCAACTCGTCCATTCAAACTGAGATATTCAAATCTCTCCTCAAAAGTGGGGATAGTAATTAGTTCCGAATATGAAAGAATCCTACTCATCTTCATCCTTTCCAGAATACGACTGCATTGCCTTTATAGCTTTTTCATACATTACAGACATATCTCCTGACTCTCTGATAGCTTTGGTCTTAGCCTTAAGTAACTCGTTCTCTTCTTCCATTTGTTCTCTTTTGAGTTGTTCACTTGGAGAACCCATCTTCAAATAATGTGTAATCACCTGAGATGAAGCTGTCCCCTCTCTTAACTGCTTTTCGGCAAGGTCTACAGCTAAAGAAATGAGCTGATTCTCTCGTGCTTCTGGTGTTAATGCCGGACGCATTCTTCTTTGAGTATCAGAATTCTTGACTTTGGGCATCCTTACCGCCTCCTTTCTTATACTTCTCAGTTAGTTTTGTAGTCTTTATAAATAATAAGACAGCACTTAAAAGAACCTATAATACCCAAAGAAAGGAGAATTTACATCATGGCGCAATAAAATATAATCGAGAGGTGACTTACAACTTGTACTAAGTGCTTTAAATATTATAGGTTCGTTTAAATGCTGTCTAAAAAATGGATTTGCTTTTTCGAAAATTCCCTCCGGGGAAAATATAAAGACCGGCGCGATGATAGGAGGGGGTGTTCATTTTTAGACCCCCCTCTATGCTTTTACACATATATCATGCGATCTGTTCATTTATTTCTTCATTTCTGTACACTTTTTTATAGATGTTGAGGAAATCGTTCTGTATAATTTCATCAATTGCTCTTTCATGTTCAATGTTTATTTCATTCTCAGACATACTTTCATCAACTTGTTCAATTCTAGCAAGTTTGTTTAATGTAAAGTAATCTTTTGAATTGTCAAACAACAACCATTCAGCAAACTGTGTAAATGGATTGTAAGGATTGTCAAATGTAGTCAATCTACAATCATTAGATGTTTTAGTCATGCTTAATTTCCTCCTTTCAAAGCTTTAGAAATTGTTGATGTTGAATAGCCAAGTTTATCAGCTATCTGTGCAATTGTGTATGAAGCAGACATAGCTTTAATTCTGGCTATCTTAACATCAGATAATGCTGATGATTCTTTAGGCATTGCCT